AATATTATACGGATGGCCGCTTTGGCGATTTTGAATTTCAAAAAGACACGCTCCTACCCCCAGAAATTACGGAAATGCCATTTGGGGGCTATACTATAAATGCGCCCCCATTGCCCCCAATTCCATAGAACTTTGAGAGCCTCCGATTGACCGGTCAACATGCCTACTCCAAATCGTTTTAAAATAAATGCGAAAAACTTTTTTCTCACATATCCACACTGCTCTCTTACAAAAGAGGAAGCACTCTCGCAGATCAAACAACTCCAAACCCCAACAAATAAATTGTTTATACGAATCTGTCGTGAACTGCACGAAGATGGGAGCCCTCATCTCCACGTCCTCATCCAGTTCGAAGGCAAATACACCTGCAGAAATCAAAGATTCTTCGATCTCGTTTCCCCAAACAGATCAGCACATTTCCATCCGAACATTCAGGCGGCTAAAAGCTCGTCAGATGTCAAGACCTACATGGAGAAAGACGGAGACATCCTTGATTCTGGAGTTTTCCAAGTCGATGGACGATCAGCTAGAGGAGGTTGCCAAAATGCCAACGACGCATATGCCGAGGCAATCAACTCAGGATCTAAGTCATCGGCACTCAATATATTAAGGGAGAAAGCTCCCAAAGATTATGTTTTACAGTTTCATAATTTAAATAGCAATTTAGATAGGATTTTTGCTCCTCCGTTGGAGGTTTTTGTTTGTCCTTTTTCTAGTTCTTCATTTGATCAAGTTCCTGAGGAAATTGAGGAATGGGCTGCAGAAAACGTGAAGTCTTCCGCTGCGCGGCCATGGAGACCGATGAGTATTGTGATAGAGGGTGACAGTAGGACAGGCAAGACAATGTGGGCTAGGTCATTGGGTCCTCATAACTATCTATGTGGTCATCTGGACCTGAGTCCGAAGATCTACAGCAATGGCGCATGGTACAACGTCGTTGATGATGTAGACCCCCACTATCTAAAGCATTTCAAGGAATTCATGGGGGCCCAAAGGGACTGGCAAAGCAACACGAAGTACGGGAGACCAATTCAAATTAAAGGTGGAATCCCAACAATCTTCCTCTGCAATCCAGGACCAACGTCTTCATATACGGAGTTTCTAGACGAAGAAAAGAACTCCGCATTAAAAGCCTGGGCTATAAAAAATGCAACCTTCGTCACCCTCTACAGCCCACTCTACTCAGGTGCCCATCAAAGTCCAGCACAGGATAGCCAAGAAGAAGAACCTTCGCAGGCGGAGGATTGACCTAGGCTGCGGGTGTTCTGTCTACGTGAGCTTAGACTGTGCAAATTATGGATTCACGCACAGGGACCATCATTACTGCAGCTCAGGCGCAGAGTGGCGCGTATATCTGGACAGTACCAAATCCCCTCTATTTCAAAATCACCAGGCACGATCAACAGTCATTCAACAGAGATCAGGACGTGATAACATTACAGATACAGTTCAACCACAACCTGAGATCCCAGCTGGGTTTGCACAAGTGTTTCCTGATTTTCAAGATCTGGAGTCGCTTACATCCTCAGACATGGCGTTTCTTGAGGGTCTTTAGGACACAAGTAATGAACTACTTAGATAGTTTGGGTGTGATTTCAATTAATAATGTAATTAGAGCAGTTGATCATGTTTTGTATAATAGATTGCAAGGAACAATATATGTACAGACATTTCATGATATAAAATTCAAAGTTTATTAATTCTGAACAGAATCATAAAAATAGATCCTGATTTTCAAAGTTGCATACACGGGATTACTGGCATGAGTACTAGCCATATACAATATTAATGCATTCTCAGTATGATTCTCATATTTAGCACTCTCTTGATGGTTGTATGTCACATGATGATTCAACTTCCAGAACTTCTTGACGATTGCCTGTTCCTTAGACGCATACTGTCCACCAGTGACAGTAGCACTGAACTTGTGTAGAACCTGCAAACGATCCCTTAGATCCTGCTTGATAGTTGCTGTACTGGGTTCATTATCAAACATGTTGAATGCCTCTTGAAATCCATACGGAGTAGTAACAGGACGTCTATCTCTAACTAACCAAAACATGACAGTATTAGTGTGGTTTTTAGTCTTGATGTTCTCATCCATCCAGATTTTACCAATAATATAACAAGATTTTATACAAAATCTCTTCCCAGAACGATGAGTAAGACCGTTACCACGAGTAACATCAGAAACACATAACAATGTACCAGAATGACCAACATCGTTTTTCTTCTCAAACGACTGGACCTTACACGGGCCTTCACAACCCTTAGGAACATCAGGGCTTCTGTACATTCGGTACATCCTGGGCTTCCGATACATGGGCCTTTGAGCCCATGTTCTCCTTCTGTTTGTGACGAGGACAGTGGGGGCATTCGCACGGCTGACATACGGGCTGTCGAAGTTGAGCCGGCGACGTACCTTGGAGGCGGGTGTGGAAATCACTATATCGGCAGGACGCTTCGACATAGTTCTTGGCACGAACGACTGCAATAAGATCACGTATGAGATCGTATCCTATCGTATCTGGAGAATACGTAGACTCGACACCTTGTAGGTATTTAATTGCAAGCATACACCTAAAACCGTGAACGGTTTCAGGGAATTCGTTAAGCAATGGATCCCACATTATACAAGTATAAAGCTAGGGCATACGTATTTAAATACGAAAAAGACTTAGGGGACAAGTATTTAATTAGGCTTCAAAGGATGGTCAGGATCAACCGACAGGAGGGCTCATTAAAAAAATCGGCGGCCATCCGGT